AGGGAATCTCGCGAGCAAGCTGATCGTGAACGTCTTAGAGTAGAGAAGGAAAGAGACGAAGCATTACGTAGAGCCCGAGAACTCGAAGATCGATATAATTCTAAGAATAGACAAACGCAGGATGATGCTGATGATATTGGTATAGGAGAAGACGATCTTGTTGAAGGTAAGCATGTAAAAATAGTTGCAAAACAGGTCAACGATCTTAAGAAGCAACTTGAATATTATAAACAACAAGCACAACAACAAACGCTTGAATCGAGAATTCGTTCAGAGTTCCCTGATTTTGAGAAGGTAGTTACTCCCGATAACATCGCAATACTTAAGCACCTGAAACCAAGACAAGCGGCGTTGCTCGACAGCTCAAATGATATGTATGCCACTGCAGCAACCGCTTATGAAATGATTAAAGAGTATGGCATATATCAATCAGAGGATGTTATGAATAAAAAACTTGTTCAGAAAAACACAATGAAACCAAAGCCAACAGCAAGTATTTCCCCTTCAAAAAGCGATAGCCCATTAACCAGAGCGAACGCGTTTGCCTCAAAAGATTCGTTCTCTCCTGAATTGGCTAAGCAGTTACGAGAAGAGATGAATTCAATACGAAAGTTCCATTAGATTATTATTTCCGGGATCAATTCAAACTCAATTCATCCTGGTTCGGACGCAACGTTGGTGGTCTCTTTCTCACCATCGACGTTGCGGAAGCAATTATTTCTTTTTATTGCTTCTATTATTACAATTTTCTTTATGAGTTACCCATCTACAATTTAATGGTTCATAATTTCCATCATTATCTATTCTATCAATGGTCATGCCTTCTGGTCTTTCACCCATATCTTCAAGAAAGTTTTCAAACTTACTCCATCTTTCGCATACTTTAATTCCTCTTCCACCATATCTTTTATAAAATGGTGCATTTGGGTTTTCGCATCTAGATTTCATAGAGCTCCAAACCTTATAAAGAGAAGTTCCGTGTCGGCCATGAGTTTTCTGATTTTGAGCGTTTTCTCTGTTATGGCATAAGGTACACTGTTTAGATTTCCCAGCCCTTAAATCGGCTGCCACATGTATTCCTTTTTCTCCGCATTCACATGTTGTTTCGTATCTCTGAAGTTTTCGATGCATATCGATAAATTTAGTAATCGTCCACTTACCATATTTTTTACCTATTTCTCTTTCAGGATTGTACAGTTCGTCATACTGACAATCTGTGCACTGCATTCCTCTTCCGGCCCTCAACTCAGTCCCTGCTTTTATTCTTATGTTGCCACATGAGCATAAACATTCATATTGCTTTCCAGGCTTTTCTGTTTTTATGATATTTAATACAATCCATTTTCCAAACTTTTTACCAATCATATCTATTTACTCTTGTTAACATTGCTTATTATAATGCATTTAACGTACTCGAAGTTTCGTTAGCTTCAAAAAAATTCTGTGTAAGAAGATTCACAACCTTCAGACGTATTTAAGTCTCGTCATCTTAAGTGTAATAGTCCTGTAGATAATGTCAACATAAAAACTGATTTATTTACAACATATTTTAACAAAACTTAAGGAAATACCTATGAGTATAACGACTACAGGCTCGTTGCCAGCACCTGTGCAACAAAGTTTCAGTTATAAATTATTGTCGGTACCTGTCCCTAATATGATCCATAAAATACCAGCTATGAAGAAGCAGATGCCTCGTAATGGCGGTACAACTTTGCGTATGAGACGTTATAACCCGTTAAATACTGCTATGGTACCATTAGGAAACAGTGGCGTAACTCCACCACCGCAAAATCTTACAGCAGTTGATATTGACGCGAAGATCAGCTTTTACGGCACCTACGTACAAATCAACGAGCAAGTAACTTTGCAAAATCAGGACCCTATTTGTAATTAAATCCAGAACGGGGTCATTAAATCTTTTCTAATTGACTTGGAACCCGAAGCTTAAGAGCCGGCGACAAGGCGCAAGCGAAAGCAGCGTGAACGACTAAATGAAAAGACCTCGAAAGAGGATGCGATAGTCTGACCTCCATACGATAAGGTGGAGAGGCGAATCCGAAGAGGTTTGCCCGCCAGAAATGGTCATAAAAGTAACAGAATGGTTCTAAATGAGTGCGCAGCCCGACTTGGCGTAAGTTTGCGTCAAACAGAAGATCAACTGACACGCGATATGCTTGCTGCAACAGCTAGCTTTATCAATTGTACAGGCGGTGTTAACGGTGATAACCCTACAGAATTAACACGTTCAGATGTTGACGAAGTTGTTCGTACCTTGTTGTCTAACAACGCGTACACAATCATGGATAACATCGAAGGTGAAGACAAGTTTGGTACAGCTCCTGTTCGTGATGCGTACTTCGCACTTACAAGCACACAGCTTACCGGTAACTTAGAAAACGTTGCTGGATTCATTCAGAAGAATCAATACCCTGCACCTATGAACGCTTTACGTTCAGAGTGGGGCGCGGTTGGTTCACTCCGTTTTCTTGTTTCATCTATTGGTTCAGTCACACCAAATTCATCTGCTCTTGGGGCTAACGTATTCAATATTTTTTGCGTTGGTATGGAAGCATATGCTTGTATCGAACAAGATGGTTACTCGGCTTCGTTTATATATAGACCACCAATATTTGATGGACCATTGGCGCTTAACGCTTCAGTTGGTTACAAATTTGCTGAAGTTCCTCGTATAACGAACGATCTATGGGTAATTAATTTACGCTGCACATTAGCAGTATAAAGGAGATAACATGGACGGAACTATAATTGGACAAGGCAGATTTGTTGTACCTGCAACAGTCGTTAATCAAGTCATCGCTATTCCTTCAGGTGCTGATTGGGTAAAAGTCGTCAACTATACCCGTAGTGGTACTGTTGGTGGTGCTGCTGCTTTCGGTATGGAATACTATTGGCAACGTGGTATGGCTGCTGGTACTGGAACAGTTAAATACTATTCCAACGGTTCAGCTATTATCAATGGTGACAACCTTCTTTCTGGTGGATTTACATTGTATGATCCATCAGGTCAAACAAATGGTGCATTGCCACTCCTTAGCGCTTCAGTAGTAACCACAGCTATTACGAACGCAACACGTCCGGTAGTAAGCACTGGTTCAACCGCAGGAATCTCTGTTGGATCTGTAGTAAGACTTGCAACACAAGCAGGCGATACACAACTTGCAGCAGACGTTGTGGGTATTGATTTTGTTGTTGGTGCGGTTACTGCTAATGTAAGCTTCACGCTTTTGACAGCTTCAAACGCATTGGCTACTGCTCCTGGTCTAACGACAGGTACTGGTCACTACAGAATCGTTAACTACAATCAACTTTTCTATCCACGCAATAGAACAATCGTTAACATTACTCAAGCAGTTAATGCAAACGTTGGTACTTCAATTGCTCATGGTTTAACGGTTGGTCAAGAAGTTAGATTCAATATTCCAGCAGTTTCTGGAATGATTCAGTTGAATCCAAACCCACTTAACAATTACTACCCAGATAATAGCTCTGTGGCTGCATATATTGTTTCTGTGGTTGATGATTATAACTTCACTATCAACATTGATACTACTGCGTACACAGCATTTACCTTCCCTACTGTTGCGCAACAGCCAAGTTCTTTCCCACAAGTTATTCCTTTTGGTGAAGATACAGCGGCTTCTCTATCAAGTATTTCTGCTCAAACACCTACTATTGGCGGATTACAGATCTACAATACCAACACAGGTATTCTTGCAGATTCTACCGTTAATACAGGCCTTCTTGGCATGATTCTTGGTACAGGTTCAAACGGTGCCATTTCTGGTGCGGCCATTACTGGTCCTGCTGGTTCTGTAGCCGGTGACGTTGTTTATTGGGTTGCTGGTAAGTCTACTTACGGCGGTCTCTAAACGATAGATACGTATATGATTGTGGGGATCTCCGGAGGTCCCCACCTATAAAAAAGGAAAAGATATGCAGGCGAAAAACTTAAAAGAAACATCAAAAGAACCTAAAAAAATAAACTTACAGTATGAATGCGACAAAGAGCGTGAGATCGTTACGGGTATCGCTAAGAACTATGAATGCCCAGGCGGTTTGATTGAATTTGTGTACCGCAAATACAAGCAAGATAAGACAGAGAAGTATTCTTTGATGGACGGACAAGTATGCAAGATTCCTCTTGGGGTTGCTCGACATCTTAACAAGAACTGCTGGTACCCAATCCACGCAAACGCTATGGATGAGAACGGCAATGCGATATGCAAGATCGGCACAAAGGTTCGTCGTTATGGATTTCAAAGCTTGGAGTTCTTAGATGATGGCGATCTTGATACATATGGTTCTCGTGATACTTCGTTAGTAACAGTAGAACGCATGTCTGTAGCGGTGTAATATGGCTGAAGTCTGTTATTCATACCCTTATCCTACATTTCAACCGGCTATGCGTATTGTATCTGCAATAACGAATTCGTTTCCGGCAGTCGTTACCACGACCATTGATCATCAGTATATTACGGGTACGATCGTCAGACTTGTTATTACCAAGGGACACGGAATGCCCCAAGCCAACCAACAGTTTGGAAGTATTCTTGTTCTAACACCTACGACATTTGCCATAGACATCGATACTACCTATTACGATGCGTTTGTGGTGCCGGATTTAGTAAAATATACCTGCTCACAATGCGTTGCAATAGGCGAAGATAATGACATATTGACGGCGGCCGAACAGAACGTTCTTCCGTATGCGGCTAGCTAATCTTAAGGGGAGTAGTAATGGCAATCGCACCTACAACAACACTGGCAGCTATCGAAACAAAAGTTAGAAGGCTTACCAGAAGTCTATCTGAATCACAGCTGACTACAGCAGATTTAGACAATTATATTAATACTGCGGTAGTATATGATTTTCCTGAACATATACGTATGTTCAATCTTAGAACCACGTTTACTTTTTATACCAATCCTTATCAGGATGTGTATCCAACTGACAAGATATCCTTTTCGGGCGTTACGACCAACCCGCTTTATGACTTCCAGAATAAATATCTCACCGTTCATCCGCCCTTTTTTATAGCTGGATATAATTCGTACTTCACGCAATCAAGGGAACAGTTTTATGGTATATATCCGATTGTTAACAGTATTGCTTCCATTGGTGTGGCTGGTGATGGTGTGGTCACTGTATTCTCAGGAGTAATAAACTCACAACAGGCATTTATACCCGCGAGTCTTTCACAGACAACCATCGGATTATTACAGAATAACGTTCTTTTTAGTTCTGTTGCAGTAAACGGTGCTGGTTTGGCCATGGTAGATTATCCTGTTGTTGATACAACTACCGGTAATCCATCGATTATAGGTAATTTATACACGCCTGCCAACAAACCAACAGTTCCACCTACGGTCGTTGATGCAAATAACTTTGTAAATTATGCCACAGGACAGTTTAAGGTAACATTCCCATCAGCACCCGGTTCAGGCGCTGCCATTAATAGCCAGACGGTTCCTCAGAATATATCTCTCCCTCAAGGCGTATGTTATTATGACAATCAATTTATTGTACGGCCTGTTCCTGATCAACCCTATGCAGTTAACTTTGAGGCGTACGTCAGCCCTGTGTATTTGATGGATACTAATCAATCACCAGAACTGAATGAGTGGTGGCAATATATAGCGTACCTCGCGAGCCTTAAGATATTTCAAGACAGAATGGATGTAGAAAGTGCTGATGCTATAATGCCAGAGCTTAGAAGACAGGAGTGTATGTGCCTGCGTAGAACAATAGTACAACAAACCAATGAACGCACCCCTACAATATATTCTCAAAACGATGGTGGTGTAACAACTCCCAACGGTTGGGGCTATGGCGGCGGTTTATTTTAAACAGGAGATATAATGGCTTACATAACTAACATTCCGGGACCCAACGATCTTTTTTCACAGTCTCAACCCCAAATTTTAGGTAATTTTACTGCAATTAAGACCCTTATAGATGTCAATCATGTTGATTTTGATGATGCCACTGACCAAGGTAAGCATAAATTTGTCAGTTTAGTTTCTCAGGTAGCAGCTCCCACGCTTAATAATACTGCTGATGTTATTGCCTACGGATTTTCTACGGGTATAACAGGCAAGAATGAAATGTTTATATCTAAGGTTAACCAGGTAACAGTTACTCAGATAAATGCAACAGGATCTATTTTAAGTAACGTTAGCAATCCGAATAGCAATACAGAGGGATGGACATTTCTTCCTTCGGGCATATTGATTAAGTGGGGGTCAACAGACATAAATTCTACTGTTACTCCATTACAAACATTTAACTATGCTGTTGGCGCAAACATTCCTGTCTTTACAAAGGTTTTTTCAGTTCAACTTACCACCTATTCAACACAATCGACTGATCAGGATAAGATTGTTACTTTAGTCGCTACTGGTGTCGGAGTAACATTTCCCAACACACATTTCTCTGCTATTGCAGCACAAAGAAATGCTACAGGAGTATATGTTCAATCTAGACTTCAATATTTAGCGATAGGAATCGGAGGATTCTAATATGCCAAAATTTGACAGATTTATGATCGCGCCCGAAGGATTTGATGTCGGTCTTGAAACTGACAAAAAGCCATGGTTAATACCCGATCAAGCATTTGCTTCACTCAGGAACGCCTACGTATTTAGGGGTAGGGTTAGAAAAAGATTCGGATCCTATCTTATGGGTAATCAATCCATATCAGGTGGAACTTTTAATTCTCGTTTAGCTGTTTTATTGGGAACAACTGATGGGGCGGGAAACCTGAGTGGAACGGTTCCAGGTACTATAGTTGTAGGAAGAATAGGTCAGGCATTTACCATTGGAACAGAGATATTTACCGTATACCAGACGGGTACCCCGGCAGCAATTCTTAAAACGGAAACTACGGTAACTGCTACTTACAATACTACTACAGGAGCATTTAATTTTGCCGGAGCTGCGGCATTAGAAAATGTTTACTACTACCCAGCTAATCCTGTTATGGGTTTCACTCAATATGAGAACGGACCTATCAATAACCAACCTGCATATGCATTTGATACCCAATTTGCGTATCTTTTTTCAGGCGGGTCATGGAATAGATCAGGAACTGCAGAATGGCATGGAACTAATAATAACTTCTTCTGGTCAATTAACTATTATGGAACAACTCCTGATACCACATTCTTGTTTGTAACAAATTTCTTTGCAGCTATTGGAGTTCCTGGCGCAAATGATGATCCGATATGGTATTTTGATGGAACAACATGGACTCCGTTTGCAACCCCAATAATCGTTACTCCCGTCGTAACTCCGATATTAGCGTTTCTTACCGATGGCGCTAACCCTACTAATTATGTGTTTACAGCACGACTCATAATGCCCTTTAAGAACAGATTATTACTTTTAAATACTATTGAGAGAGACATAGGTTCTGGTATGAACTTATCCTATGTTAATCGTGTTAGGTACTCGCATGAAGGTTCTCCTCTGTCGCCAAATGCTTGGCTTGAACCAAATCAACAAATAGTTGTTGCTGCTGTCACCTATTACGCAGATGGTGCAGACTTCCTCGATGCGCCAACTGAAGAACAGATTATAAGTGCTGAGTTCATAAAGGACAGGCTTATAGTATACTTTGAGCGAAGTACTTGGGAACTGGTATTTACTAATAACAACAGCAATCCATTTAAGTGGCAGAAGATTAATACCGAGCTTGGTTCTGAAGCAACCTTCTCTACTGTTCCATTCGACAAGTTAGTTCTTACTGTTGGAAATACTGGTATTCATGCATGTTCTGGTGCAAACGTAGAACGTATAGACAACAAGATTCCCCAAAAGGTGTTTGAAATAAACGATAAGTCTTCAGCAGTTTCAAGAATTGCAGGTATACGGGACTTCTTTAGTGAGATGGTCTATTGGACATTCCCTTCTGATGCAGAATCCAACTCTTCAGTGTTCCCCGACAGAATATTGGTTTACAACTACCAAAATGGATCATGGGCATTTAATGATGATTCAATTACCTCGTGGGGTTACTATGAACAGCAAGATGGAGCAACCTGGACTTCAACGAACTGGACATGGTCTTCTACTAATAATACATGGGGAGGAGGTCAAACTGAAGCCGGATT